GGCAGTTTAAAGACATACCGGTCGGATGTTTTTTACACCTTAATAGGTGCATTGTCAAGTAGTTGAGCGAATTTTTGAGGGAATTTGGGTTCCCCGATCACTTCAACAATAGTGTATCCATATTCTGTGTAGGTCATACCGTACACTGTGAGATCTGGACGCACAATAGCCAAAACGTTGGCATACTTGACTGCTTGGTCTACTACTACTCGGGCATAACTACTCTTCCTACCAATAACGCGCTTGCATTCTATAACAATCGCGATTTCATTGTCCAGGTAAAGGAGGTCTCCCTTACCAATATTGTTCAATATAATTGTGTATTCAATAGCTGTTGGTCTGCCCAAATCGCTGATGACTCTTCTCATGAGCTCATCTTCCTGAGTAACTGCTTCTGGAAGGGTAAGTTCGCTAATAACGGACTCATCCTCTTCTTCTGAACAGCTGTAACCATATGAATCCGCTTCTCGAGAGAAGTAACTCATTTCGTGTAGTCTTTCGTTGATAATGTCCAATTTCTCGACAGCATGTTTGTCATGTGCCGAGTGTAGGATCTGGTGTTTCAACATCAAGAGTTCTTGTGTATTCTTAACGTTTACTTGGAATTTGTCGCACCATTTAACAATATCAAATATCTTTCCCGCTTGGGGCTTATATTTTAACTTCCATTCCTCTACACGGGAATCATAGTCTTTGTCCAATGTTCTGCAGGGCAGTTCACATTCATCGGCAATTTGCCGCATCTGTGCACGCCTGTGCTCGAACACTTCACGTCCATGAAAAAACCATTCGCGTAATGCTCCATCTACATTCTGGGTACACACCTCAATGGGTGTCACTTCCTTCGAACGCAGAATACTGTGTAATGACTTGAAAATTGATGATTCGTCGAGCATTCCTACAAAATGGCCCAATTCCTCTGAATATCTAGTTTTTCGCTTCAAAAAATCAACGTCATATCTATTCATGAATGGGACAGGCTCAGACTCTTTGTCTGGCATTGTAAATTTC